TTATCATCAAATTCTTGGGGTCTATATTCAAGCATTGTAAACTGCACAACATCTTGAGTGGTTCCTTTTCCTAGTCCTGATGGATATCTAAGTTCTTGTGGAAATTTATTCCTACCAGTTCCTTTGACTTGTCCAGATTTTAATACTTGGAGACCTGTTGGATTAGTACCATCACCTTGTTCCCCAGATGTTGTTGCATCATTTTGAGTTGAAGCAACAACGGTTTTTGCTTGGTCTTTAGGTACTCCTGCCTTAGTAAGTGATTGACTTGTATTTGTATCTAGATTTTTATGAATAGGAGATTTACCTGAGTTTAAATCTTTTTGCAAACCTGCTCCAGCAACTCCAGCCATTGTTGGATAGTTTGGGTCAGAAAATTGATATGTTTTTCCCCCATCTTTTGATATTGCTGCAGGTTGATATGTTCCGTTTTTTACAATATAAACGACTCTATCTGCCCCATTTACTTTTCCCTGATCATCCTGTGTTGGATAAATTACGGTTCTGTGATATATTTTTGTTCCACCAACAATAACACCCGGAGCATCTTCTCTTGGTTTTCCTCCGACAAAAGTAGAAGCTTCATCAGATACGATAGCTCCTGCCTTATATTGAGCTGCACCACTTTTTACTTCTGCGTCCGTACCTTGTTTAAAATCTGCCATTAAACAGTTTTTTTATTTATTTATGAGGAATTTTCCATATTGTAGAGCAAGTAAATCATCAAGTTCTTCTAATCTAACTTCATATAAAAGTCCTGATACTTCTGGCCAAGTATAATTTCTGTACTTTCTCCAGTGAAAATTTAATCCACGAAATCCCCATCTACTTAATTCTGTACAAACGATTAAAGGATGTTGATCGTATTCAAGTCCAGGAGTTTTTGCATTATAGACAAATGTATACAGTCCACCTTCTTCCGGAACTGGTGTTACTGTATTACTTAATGCATTCATAATTTCTACCATTCTATCTTCTGGATCATTTGTTGTTGCAAGTAAATCTTCTCTGATAGGTAGAATGCGATTGGATGATGTCCTTAATTTTTCTAGTCGTCTCTGCTCCTCTCTGGCATCAATCTGTGCTTTTACTTCTTCATAAGAAGGTCCACCTGCCCTTCTTCTTTTAGCTCGTCTTACCATTACTTGATACCTAACTCTTCTTCTGTAATAATTTTAAACTCTATTTTTCTATCAGCACAAAATTCTTCTGCAGCTTTCCATTTTGCTTGATTGACTGCATAAGTTTTACATTCATATAGATATGATTTTGTTTTTCTCTTTGGAGTCTTAGGAGGTTTTGTTTGTTTCTTTGGTTTAACTTCAATTACATAAGTTTTTGTCTGACCATTACTTTCCTTAACTTTCACGATAAAGTCTGGAAAGTAACGATGAACACGATTGTCCACAGGAGATAAGTAGGGAATCCAAAATTCTTCACTACCCCATTCCAATATATTTTCATTGAGATCACACCAACGACAAAAATGTCTTTCCCAACTACTACGACAAATTATATTATTTGGATCACCTTTATACTTTTTTGGAAAAGATGGACGATAGATACTTTTATTACTTTCTCCCATACATACTATATAAGGTTAAAAATTATTTAGATGCCTAAACCAAGGTCTGTAAACGAAATAAAATCTAACTTATTACGTCCAGTAACATCCTCTCATTTTGAGGTATTTGTTCCACTTCCAAATCAACAAGAAGGATTTATAAATTTTTTAAAATTTAATCAATTAGATTTAAGTAATATTGTAAATCTGGATAGATTAAATTTACTATGTTCAGATGCAGTTCTTCCTGGATCAAGTTTAGCAACATTAGAACTTGATAATGATTACACGGGTGTTACTGAAAGACACGCACATAGAAGAGTATTTGATGATAGAATTGATTTGAGTTTTTATGTGGATGTTGAAAATTACTCTCCCATTAAGTTCTTTGAATTGTGGATAAAATATATTAGTGCGGAACAAATAACAGATACCAATCAAAGAGGAGTTGGAGTTCCTTCTAAAAATTACTTTTATCGTATGCAATATCCTGATTCATATATGTCGGATAAAGGTTTGGAAGTTATAAAATTTGAAAAAGACTATCAAAAATCTTTAGTTTATAAGTTTGTTAGGGCATTTCCTATTAGTATTACATCAATGCCCGTTTCTTATGATTCTTCTTCTTTATTAAAATGTACAGTATCTTTAACATATATTAGATATTATATTGAGTCCATAACAGGTACACAACCATCAGCACAACCTGTTGCACAAACAACTCCAGCACAACAAGCTGCAGCAAACACAGCAACGTTTTCTACATTTGGAAATACTGCTGGTCCCAATACTGTTTTCACTGAAAGAGACACTGCGACTGGAGCACGATTAGATGGTGGATCAGATCCACAACCAATCACTACAAGACAAGCATTGGGATTGGATCCGATATAATCCACTCTAAATAATCACACCTGAAAATCTATAGGACATTATGCCTTTACCAAAGATTGCTACCCCAACTTACGAACTTGAGTTGCCATCCACAGGAGAAACAATTCAATATAGACCCTTTCTTGTTAAGGAAGAAAAACTTCTTGTTCTTGCATTAGAAAGTGAAGATACTAAACAAATTACAACTGCAATCAAAGCAGTTATTAAAAACTGTATTCTCACAAAAGGAATTAAAGTAGAAGATCTCCCCACGTTTGATATTGAATATCTGTTTCTTAATATTCGTGGTAAGTCTGTTGGAGAAGAGTTAGAAGTTAATGTTATCTGTCCAGATGATGGAAAGACACAAGTTGCTATAAAGATTCAACTTGATGATATTAAAGTTCAAAAGGATGAAAATCATACGAACAAAATTAAAGTTGATGATTCTATTATGATGGAAATGAAGTATCCATCATTGGAACAGTTTATTAAAAATAATTTTGACTTTAACGATAAGAATGCAATGGATCAATCCTTTGAGTTGATCGCATCTTGTATTGGAACAATCTATACTGAAGATGAAGCTTGGTCTACTGCAGATTGTACGAAAAAAGAAGTGAATGAATTTTTGGAATCAATGAACTCATCTCAATTTAAGAGTATTGAAAAGTTCTTTGAAACAATGCCCAAATTATCTCACACTATTACTGTTACAAATCCAGAAACAAAAGTAGAAAGTGAAGTTGTTCTTGAGGGCTTAGCATCTTTTTTCGCATAGCCCTGATTCATATGAATCTGGAGAGTTACTATAGACTTAATTTTGCGTTAATGCAGTATCATAAATATTCATTAACGGAGATTGAGAACTTGATCCCTTGGGAAAGAGACATCTATGTTGGATTATTACAACAACATCTTGAAGAAGAAAAGTTAAAGCAACAACAGCAGATGAATAATGCCAAGTTCTAAAGCAATAAAATTAAGAAAGGCATATGAGTTCAAACTCGGAAAAAAGTTAGTATCTAAACTTTCCGATGAACAGATTAGTTTGCTCTCCAAATTTTATAATTCATTAAGTGAATCAGAACAAAGAAATATAGATAATAAAATATTTAAAGGATATAATGATACAGAACTCCACGAAATGGCGGAGGGATTTTTTCAGGAACAAGAAGATACTGTTATAGAACCTATAAAACCAGAACCAAAAGTTACAACAATAAAAGCATCTGCGATTGTACCTGCAAAGTTATTTGGAGAAGATAGGTATCAAAAATATATTGATGAACTCACTGCAGAGGGGACAATTGATGGTAAGCAGTTGACCCCTGCAGAAAGAAAGGAAGGATTCAAAAAGAGAGGAAATAAAATTGATTTTGAAAAATTCATTACCAAAGTATTACAAAAGAAAGATGCTATAGAAGTTTCTACAAAAGCAACACAACCAGCAATTGGTGGTGGAGGAGCATTGGTCCGTTCCCCAAAAATGGATATTGAAAAATTTATACCACCTCCAGTCACAGAAAAAACACAAGAGAATCTTGATGAGATTCTCAAAGGTATTGATTCAATATTAGAAACTCTAAAAGAAGATCAAAAACTAAAGAAAAAAGAAGAAGATTATGATAGAAAGCAAGAAGAAAAGGAGAGAAGAAAACTTCAGGAATCTAGATTAGAGAAGAGATTCTCTGGACTTAGAAAAGCAGCAGAGAAAATTATTGCACCAGTTAAAGGTATACTTGATAGAATTTTACAATTTTTTGTAAATATTCTTCTTGGAAGAATCGTTTATAAACTGATTGAGTGGATGGCTGATCCTGAAAACAAAGGAAAGATAGATTCTATTCTCCGTTTTATTAAAGATTGGTGGCCTGCTTTATTAAGTGCTTATATATTATTTGGAACATCATTTGGTAGATTTACAAGATCTATTTTATCTACTGTTGGTAAGTTTATATTTAAAATTGGAAAGAAAGCAATACCGCAGTTAATGCGATTTGCTGCAAAAAATCCTGTAACTGCAGCATTAGTTGCTGGTGGTGCTCTTGCTGCAGGTGGTGCATATATGGCATCACAACAAAATGAAAAAAGAAGAGAAGAAGCAGCAAAGAAAGATCCTACAATCGTAACACCAAAACAAACTGCTGAAACGGGAAAGACTCCACCACCTTCTCAACTACAACAAGAATATATTCAACAAAGAGGACTTCCAATGTTCTCTGGTGGTGGATTGAATACAAAAAACTTCTTTGGTGATAATGAATCTGCAGGATATGTATCTGGAGAAAAGGGAGTAGATAAAGTTCCTGCAATGCTTTCTGATGGTGAGTTTGTAATGTCTACTGGTGCTGTGAAAAAATATGGCGTCCAAACACTTGAGGCAATGAATGCTGCTGGTGGTGGAACGAATAAACCAAAGATAATGCAAGGAGTTTCTTATGCTGCTGGTGGTGGAATGATCGGAAGTAAAGAGCAGAGTGGAAACATTGATAGCAAAAAACCATTAACTGGAAATTATAAAATTGCTTTTGATAAAATTCAATCAAACTTTCCGCAAGCAAAACCATTTCACATTGCTGCTGCTATTGGTAACTTTGAGACAGAAGCACCTGGACTTAAACCAAATACTAAGCAGTATGGAGGAGGTCCTGGTCGTGGTGTTGCTCAGTGGGAAACTCCTGGAAGATGGGATACTGCAAAGAAAAAATATGGTAAAAACATTATAAACGATCTTGATGGCCAGTTAAACTTTATGAAATGGGAATTGGAAACAGGACATCCGGATTCTAAGGGAAGACCAAATCTTCCATATGGAAATGCAGCAAAGAGTGAGTGGTTAAAGGCAAAAGATGTAAAACAGGCAACGATT